ATTATCATCAACACCATGTACGACATATTTCATATATTGTCATTAGTTAAAATTTGAACACAAAGACATCTTTAGTTCTCATTACAAATGAATTTTTCAACTTCCATGTTTACAGCAATTTCTTTTTCTGACAAAAACACAAAATTCTTGTTTACATAACAAGTTTTCAACCAATCACATTCTGAAGTGAAGTCCAGCCCTAAGCTCAACTCCAGCTCTCTCATTGTGATCCCGTTTCCAGAACCTCGCTGCTGAACCAGTGCACCCATCACTATGGTAGACGCTAGGCTTCTCGTAGATGAACGATAAGCCGTCTCCGTCCATTTCAACCATGGATACAACCCTGGATCCAGTCTTGTTTTGGGCTCTGTCGTAGAATCGTTGATTGACAATGAATCCACTTGATCCCGCAAGAGGTCCAGCATACCTGACGTACTTGAGGTACCATCCTCCCCAGGAACCTTTGAGTCCGACAGGAAAGAAGCCACCTGTAACAACAGTAGCAAGTTCATCAAGGAAAATGTCAGTAGAAGCCTCTAGACATTCCTCATAGTATCCCTGCATCTCGTCCTTGTCACTGAACTTGTACTCGTCTGGGCAAGTGTGGCAAACCATTTTGTGATGGCTTTTCTTGGACAAATTTCCATACGACCAGATCATCACTGGTGTACAATGAACAAAACTTCCAATGAATCTGTCCATGAAGTTGTTTCTCTTGGTCATCCCAGACCATCTCATTGTGCTTAGCGCCAGCGACAGACAGAAGTCATCTCCATTCCCCAGAGGACAACTTGGAAAATCCATGTTTTCAGAGGCAAGTTCGCAGGACCCTTCACCTGGTTCATCATCTCCGTAAAACGAGACACATGACCCCGTTTCAGTAAGGCTGAAGACCACTTTTCCTCCTTGTTCCGGCACCATTACCTCGAAGTTAAATCCAGACATGTTCTGAACATTTTCTTTGTA